GACCACAAGGACCACAAGGACTCATTGGTGCCACAGGACCACAAGGAGCAACAGGACCCACAGGCCCCAACACAGCCATCAATGCCACATCTCAGTCTACCAGTGGTGGTACTTTCTATCCTGTGTTTTTATCAACTGCAGGAGTAGCAGTAACTCCGTTTCTTGACGACGATTCTGCTAGTCCTACTTCTGGGCTCAGATACGTTCCATCCTCTGGAACACTAACCTCGGCAATTTTTGCTGGCACAGCCAGCTCGGCCAGATACGCCGACTTGGCAGAAAGATACCTGTCTGATCAAAACTACAACCCTGGCACGGTAATGGAGTTTGGCGGAATCAACGAAGTTACTATGAGTCAACATTCACACTCAACTCGAGTGGCTGGCGCAGTTTCTACAGCACCTGCTTATGAAATGAACACAGCCATGGAAGGCAAACATGTAGTAGCCATAGCCTTGACTGGTCGGGTGCCATGTCAGGTAGTTGGAACTATACGCAAAGGTGATCTGCTGGTGTCCAGTGATATGCCCGGTGTGGCCACTGTTTTAGATCTGACAAATTATCAACCGGGTTGTGTGTTGGGCAAAGCTCTTGAAGATTATGATTCTGACACAGTTGGCACAATCACTGTGGTAGTAGGCAAGACCTAACCTGTTTGGATTTGTTGTTCGACCACAGCTATTTTGGTTTGAACAGCATCAAAGTTCACAGTGCTCCACAGGCCAGGATGCATAGGTTTTGGCCATACTCCCGAAGCAATCCAGGCATGGCCCTGATGTTCGTGATTGAGAACAGGTATAAATTCCGAAACCACGCTGCAAAAAAATGTATGGTATGCAAAACCGTGATCGTTTGTGGTAAACTTTTCCAACGGCACTAGACGCAGATATTCAGGCATTGATCCTAGTTCCTCGTAACACTCTCGTTTGATAGCTTGAATCAATGTTTCACCTGGCTCAATTCTTCCGCCAGGTAAGCCCCAGGTTTGCGAATGTTTTGGATCATTGCGCATGAGATACAAGTATCTGCCAGTGGCAACAGCATAAAACCAAACACCTACTGCATTTACAGAACTAGGTTCCATTGGCCTCCTGGATATAGACCTTGATAACTTTTGACCCAGGTATTGTCTATCCATTTGTATTGAATACCTGTGGTTATGTTGGTCACATATTGTATGTTTTCAGGACTGCTGGTGCTGTCAAATGACACAACCCAACGAGTTCCCGTAAACTCAATAATGTCATTGGCCTTGGCCACCAGCGGCTGATTGTTTTGTCCTTGCCACGCCACTGGGGATGTGGCTGATTCATTTGACCCAGTGTCCTCAGTCAACAAGTATCGTTGTCCCTGTGCAGATGGTGCCAGCCCTGCGTTGGGTCCACTGAGCAAAGGATTGATCACAGCAGTGACTGGCCCCAGGGTATTTGCTGGCAAGGTATCTGGATCCACGTTAAACAACAAAAATCTATTGTCAGTGGGATCATAAGCAACAGTGCCGGTGACTTCGTTGCTGCTTTCATCTTCTAGTCGCACAAAACTGATACCAGGACGTAGCACACCATACATGCCCACAATGGCCTGCCACATTAAATCGCTGTCGGGGCTGGTTGGCGGTGCCAGACTGGTGTTTGGTGGTTGAACAATTTCTGATTGTTTCAATGCCTGCAGCCTATTTCCAATCAACAACACTTGATAACTGTAGGGTGTTATCACTTGACGAGTGCCCAATAACAAATCATTGTCCAGCACTGCATTTGAAGCGTCGCCTTGTGCATCAAATATCTGAGCAATAATGCGTTCAACCACACCCAGTTTCTTGACCTTGGCTGGACTTGAAATCCAGATGGGCAAGGCAAATGTCAAGGTAGCAATGTCAATGGGGTTTTCTGTGCCCTGCGGTATGACACGAGTAGTCCACTGCGTGCTTTCCAGTTCTACTATGCTGAGACTGGTCCAGTCTATGTAGTTGTCTGTGCTTTGGATTTCCAGACTGGGATTAAACAGGACCAACATCTGTTCAAGTATCTGCATTTTTTGATTGGTGTTGCTGGTCCAGATGTCTAGCTTCAGCGTGAGCTTGTACGGCACAGGCATGAGACGTTCAATGGTAAATGCATTGCCTTGTGTGGTTTCGTAACTGTTGGTGACGTCGTCGTAGGTCCTTTGCCGCACATTTATCTTGCTGACAAAATAAGGTTCTTGCATTCTAGGGCGATCATAGTCCAGCCCACTAATATAAAAAGTCATTATGGGTGTGGCCGGCATGCCTGACGCTGAATTTTCTTGCAAAATGGTCTGTGCTTGTCTAGTGGCGTCACCATACCGCACAGGCACACGGATCAAGGTATGATCAGTGCCTTCTTCGTTACGACCATACTCTACTTGGAAGTTTGAAAAAATCCTAGCAAACTGTAATAGGAATCTGCGTATCTGTTCGTCGTAAAAAAATATAGGAGTCAGTGCTGGCATGTTTATCCTCCGTTATCGGCTTGTGGTTTGAGTATTTCACTGAGACTTTGCCGACTGGGTATGGTACCACGATCATTGGTCAATACCTGATCGGTGTTGTTTACAAAACTGGCACGCTGGGTCTTGGCATCGGCTTCAAAATCCAGGCCGGTGCGCACAGCGTCTTGAATTTTGACCCATCTAGCACCATCGTAACGAAACAGGCGATTGGGGAAATAGTCCAGGCGCAGGGCATAATCGCCCACTACCGGATTTGTAGGAAAACTCACGCCCGGAGTCACTGGTAAGCCATTGGGTGGCAATATTCGACCTGTGGTAGGATCCACGCTGTTGCTGAGATAGCCCATGGTGTAACCAAAACTTCTAGGTGTAGTCTCTAATGCAGCCTGGCCGCTGGCAGTGCTCACCACGGTGCTGTCTGTGTTGACTCCGGTGTCGGTGGCAGCCGGCTGGCCATCAGGGAAAGTTGGTAGAATATAAAATTTAGTGATGTCATAACCACTCAGTGGCAGTTCTACGTCGGCCTGTGCTAATATGGCATTGTTCAGGGCTAGATCTTTGTTTCTAGTGCTGGCACTATCACCCACGGTGTTGGGATTGGCAATCAAGGTCCAGTAAGGTTGACCAGTGCTGGGATTTACAGCGTCAATGGCAGTGCCCACTGGCACATTGCCGTTGGCACGATAGTATTGGTCGCCGTTGTTGACCACACTGAGATTGGGATAAAAATTGCCTGGATCCCAGATCTGATTGGTCACAAACGGCTGTTTCATTATGTCCTGGTACTCTTGTGCGTTGACCAGGGGTGTGGCTTTCACACGCCACAAGTGTGGCAACCAGGTTTGACTGAATCCTTCGCTGGCAAACGCTGCATCCTGTATCACGTAGTATCTGGGCAAAGGCAAAGGTATTTCTGAATTTAAGGGATTGTAATCTCTTAGGTTGGGAAACTCCAACACATCACCACTCATGAGCTTGCGACCAAATGTGTCAATCATGTTGTTGTAGTGGAATGTGATAAACAGGGTGTCGTTGTTCAAGAACAGACCAAATTGTGTGAGATCAAAGTCAATGTCCTGTACACGGTACACACCACGCATAACATAGATGTCAGGATCATAGGCTCTATCACGATTTTCCAACAACAACAGGTCTTCGATAAACAGGGGATTCAGTTCTTCCCGCACAGGTATGGTTATGTCAGCATCGCCAGGATCACCAGTTTTTGGACCCAGATATTTGTGTATATAAATGTCAAGGCCACCCACAGTGTACATCTCACTGATGTTGCGATCAATGTATTGATAATCGCTGGTACGATTGGGACGGTATAGACTCAGGCGTGGCATAGTAGTATATTTATGGGCTGATTTGACCAACAACTACAAAGCCAGTATAATTACATGCATGGATGAGTTATATCAACGGGTAGATCGTGCAGAACGCCAAATAGCCACAATCAAAAACAAAGTTGCCCGCCAGGACTTGTTAAAAATGGTTAAAACTGTAGATGCAGCCATGGTGGCCGCAGACATGGAAAGTGTGGAATGCCGTAGGTTGCACAAAGAAACTGCACGCTACAAGGAATTGGTGAAAAAGGCCACGGATCTGATCGTCAATCTGGAACAACACCTGACATTTGCGGCCTTGCTAAACGGTTGACCAAAAATGGCTCTGGTGCTATAATAATACTTTACACTTAGGAGAGCCCATGAACGCACGAGCCGCAACTGTGATCAAGCCTTTGAATCCCAAAGGTGCCGAAACCAAATATATTGGGCACGAGCCTGACTGGAAATTCCAACCCACTGAAGAAACTCGCATCAGTGCATTCAGCAAAGCCTTTGCCTGGTACAACTATCACTATGGCAAACGAGATGCCAAGGACATGCTGTGCCAATACCTGGATGTCAATCACCGAAGCAAAGATGCCAAACTCATGCGTGGCATTCCTGACAGCCAGATCCGACTCACACCGGCCTGGGTATGCAGGATGACCCTGATGGGACTGACGCTCAACGAGCATGAACAGTGTATCATTGACGAACAGATTGCCACGATGCTGAAAATCAAACAGGAAGTTAAAAAGGTCATTGACGAAGCCGAAGTTGCTGTGGCAAAACTTACCATACAAGATCACCTGCGTGAGAAAGTGACAGAATGTGCTGGCGAACTAGAAGGCATGTTTGATGATTTCATCCGGGGTGGCGCCAAGATGAGTGCGGACTGGAAACCCATTGCACAGATC